TATACTCGCGCCCCCGCTACGAGAACCTCCAGAATTTCTCCATCCTTACAGGATGATGGTCCCCCTTTAAAATATTCTTCGAATATTTCTTGTTTTCTTCGCCTGTTCCACACGAATTCCTTCGGAATTTTCCTGCGGGAGAATCACCCAGGAAGAAAAGTGTTGACAAGCTGCGGCGAAACCAGCCATAGTGGAATGGCATCGACGGCAAGCGGCCTTCGATCAGCACACAAACAATTCGGAGAATTGCTATGAACGATACCTACGCTAATGTCCCCGGCAACAAAGTTGCTACCTACAAGCAACTCAAAGCCCTTGGCTTTCGGTTCGCAAAGCTCCATGGCTCCGACAATACCTACGGTATGTCGAAGGTCTTCACGGCCATTCTGGTTAAATACCAGAACGAGAATCCCAAGACCCCGATCACTCACACCGATGTTCAGAACTTCTTCGAAGTTCAGGAGATTCCTGCCAAATTTGTGAAACAAATTAAAATCAAGCCGAAGGCTTCCAAGACTGTTGCCAAGGTGACCAAGGTTACTAAGACCAAGCCGAAGGCTTCTGAGGCTCCCAAGCCCGCTGCACCGACTCCGAAGGAGTCAAATAAGGCTCCGGCAGCCTCTAGTCAGTCCGTCGAAGACTTCAAGAATTCTCTGAATTCTTTGAAGAACCGAGTGGTTGAAGTCGAGAAGCGTCAAGCTACGCTTGAAACCAAGTTTGACCTGCTCTGGGCCTTCGTCCAAGAAGAACTTGGCAAATAACCCAAAGGGTTAAATCCTAAGTGCCCCCTTCGGGGGGCTAAATAAACTTAGCGGAAGGTGTGCCACATGAAATTACCAAGTTTTATTTCTGTCCTGGGTGAAAAAGATTCATCGTGGAAGAATAGGCTTCGCCTATCTGGAGTATTTTTTAACCGGAAATTTCATAGTATTGTTAGTGAAAATCAACATTGGATTTTTGTGGCTCTCTTTGCGTTAATTATTTGGGGTTAAATACTATGTATAACTTACATGCAACCGAAATTCAATCCTTTGCCCAGAAGTCTGCCGAAAATTTATTCCAAGTTATACTTATGGTGTCCCTAAGTATCCAACGACGTTGGGATACCGTAGGTAAACAAATGGAAGATGTTAAGGCCGAAGGCCTAGGCTCCAAATATTTATGGGGCAATAAAGTTAAAACCTATAAATACTTATTAACTAAAAAGCATTTTATATATGCTCAAGCCATGGCTGTTATTAATTCAAAGCACGATAATGACACTAAAGCCTTGAAACTTATGGAGATTTTCCTTAGAGTAGATGGATTAGGTTTAGCTAAAGCTGGTTTTGTATGTCAATTATTTGCAGGTTTAGTTGGTTGTATTGATACTCATAATATTAGAATGTATCAATTAGATTCAAATAAACTTAAATATTCTAATAATATTAAATGTATTATAACTCGTAGAAGTAAAATTAATAGTTATATTAAACTTTGTGGGTTTATTGGCACCGAGAAACTTTGGAACAATTGGTGTAATTATTTGGCACTCCGCAATCCCAAGGCCTGGAAGGATGGTTATCATGTGAGCGCAGCCCACGTTGCATACGCTAAGGGCGAAGCCCTGGGGGGTTGACAAGCTGGACCGACCCGTGCTACCTTGGAATGGCTCGACGGCAACACCACCAACACAACACGAGGATAACACACATGGATATTAACTTCAAGGTTTTCAATCGTTCTGTCATCATTCGTCGTCGTATTAAACTTCGTCGGTTTGGTTTTGGCTCTGGTTCTTGTTTCAATAATGTTCATATGGGTAAATTGAGTATTTATATTCAGCATCGTCGGTCCCGTGTTGTTGGCTTCCAAGCCATCGCCGATGACCAAGGCCGCGAATCTGTCGCGGTCTAAGGGGGATTAAACCATGGAAGTATTCGATGCTATTCGCTTGGCCTTCGAAGCCTCAAAAGAAACTAAAGCCCCGTGCTATGTTGTGAAGACTGTTGACGGCGAGCATCAAGTATGGGATACTTCCATCGGCCCTGAAACTTTAGATATAGTTGTAGGTAAAACAAGTTTTGATGATGTACTAGAAGACGAGTGGGTTTTCAACTTCTTTGGCGAGGCACAAAACAATGACTAACGTAACCAATCTGTTTCAAAACGCAAGTGTTTTTGGCGACTATGGCCGCGCAGATTTTGACATTGCTACTGGGCCGCTCCAATACTTTGATGCCCATGGCAATGTTAAGCGGGCTTCCAAGGAGATTATTTATCGTACCGATACCGGCGAGGAGTTAGGTATTCACGGCTCTCGCTACAAGCCGGTAGCTCCCAAGCAAATGATTGATGCGACCCGCAAAATCATTATGTGGAGTAACCTCAACACCGATGGCATTGAAGAAACTATTGCAACTTCTCATCATGGTTGCCGTACCTTTGTTAAATATAAGTTGCCTAGCCATACTTACACAACCCCTGATGGTGACACTGCGGCTCTTTGTCTGTTGGCCCTGACGAGCTTTGATTCTAAATGGCCCTTCATGATCAGCGTAGCTGCCGAACAGTTTGCATGTACTAATCTGCAAGTATTCACTACAGGTGAGATTGCAGTCTATAAATCTAAGCATGTTCAAAGTCTTGACATTGACCACGGCTCTCGTGTTATTGTCAAGGCCCTGGATGTTGTTAATGAACAACAGGAGCAATGGCATCAATGGTACAATACTCATGTTACGGTTAGTCAGGCTGCTCGCTTTATTGCTAACTTTACTAACACTCGGGCTGAGTTTGATGAGCTTTATGATGGTGGTTGTCTAAGCATCCCGTTAAATTATGGGTACCAACTAAAGCGCAATAACACAAGTGTTAATTATCTTTGTGATGCTTACAAGGGTTATGCAGATCGGATGGGCCATAATCTTTGGGCAATGTACAATGCCTTTACTGACTGGTCCACTCATGCTAAGTTCTCTAAGCGTGTTAACTATGACACGATTGCTTCGGCAACCAATGACCGCCAAGAGAAAGTGCGTAAGTTTGTAACCACTAACTTCAGGATGGCAGCCTAATGAAACATTACGCAATAGACCAAGAGTTCCCTTATACTTTGTATGTTGCGGAAGATTCTTCAATGCCTACCATTAGGGTGGCTATCGACCGCAACGCTTACTTAAACTTCCAGGGGGACCGCCCCGTTTATGACAAGCGGTCGCTGCTTCAGTTGTCCGATTTCCTTCGTGATGTTGCAGAAAAAATGGAGACTTACGATGAACAAGACCCCCCGTTTTAATGTCGATGAAATTGTTGAAGACTTGGTGTGGACTCACGTTTATTGTCGTAAGCACCCTGATTGGATGGGGCTTGCATTTGGTCTTGTAAACCTTGGGGTTTCTCCAAAGCGTCGGGACCAGATCATCGATCAAGCATTTGCGGCGGTCTCATGAGAGGCCGCTATCGATTGATAACTGATGCCCAATACTATAAATGTTTTGAATGTCACCAAGACTATAATGAAATGTTAGACCCACCAAGGGATCATCCCGACCATGAGCGTTGGAAGTTATGTCCTGAGTGTGCCGCATCTTGGAAGTACATTGAGAGTCCAACCATCTACCCTGGAGATGCATAATGAATCCCCTAACCCACACTGATTCTTTTGAGAACGATGCAGAGATTCAAATCTTTGTAGACCATACAGAGGCACCAGCACTTAGGATTCCTTTCTGGAATGATGGCGCCTATGATAATGACTTTCGGGAACGGGTGTTGTTAACTGCCGAACAAATGGCCGGGGCCTATGCATATGCTGAAGATTATTCAATTACCGTTAGGGTTATCTTGAATCATAGGGTTGTTAATTTTTAAAGCAACGGGAGAAGATTGATGAAAGAAATTACCCAAGACTTTGACATCAAGGTCATTGAAGTAATTGAAAACGACGACGGCAGCGCCACTCTTGTCCTTGACATGGACAGCAAAGCAGCGCAGGCTTTCCTTAGCCTGGGTGTGTTGCGGGCCATTCAGTTAGGGCTTGATGCTACGGAGAATGGTGATGAACAAAACCCCTGAAGAATACGAAGCCATGATCCAGAACCTCACTGCCCGTTACAACATCGCCATTGATGGTTTGTCTGAGGCCTATGGCCTGATCGAAGAAGAAAAATTCAAAGAAGCCCAGGATGCTTGTTGGTTTGCAATCCTTAACGCCGGGAGGTTAGCTTCACCATGAATATATTCTATCTAGACTCTGATCCTTTCGAAGCCGCAACGCTTCAGTGTGATCGGCATGTAGTCAAGATGATCTTAGAATCTGCGCAGCTTTTATCGACGGCTCATCATGAGTTAGGTTCTTCGGCGCCCTACAAATCAACACACAAGAACCACCCCAGTGCTATGTGGACCCGTCAAAGCACTAAACATTATGACTGGTTGTATCAACATTTTATCGGCCTGTGTGGAGAATACAAGGCCCGTTACAACAAGGTACACAAGAGCTTTGGTACCTGTGCTTTCACCCTTGACAGGCCGCCACAGGAGCTGCTAGACTCCGGTTTCGTTGAGCCGCCGCAGTGCATGCCCGATGAATGTAAGGTTCCGGGCGATAGCGTAGCCGCTTACAAACAATATTATGCTTTAAAGAATGAGGAGTGGACTAAAGCCGGGAGGCCTATGACATGGAAACCAACTGCGTCGGAGTCTGTGAGTTAGATAAAGTAACCAGACAATGTAAAGGTTGTTATAGATATGTAGATGAAATAGCCAACTGGCGTCGCTTGACAGATCGAAAGCGCGGCGATATCATGAAGCGATGTTGGCTTGAAAAAAAGGAATACTTAGATGCCCACCCAGAGAGTTCTTGATGATGAAGGCAACGTTGCTGTATTGGTGAGTCTTTACTATGGCTCCGGTTATTTAACCTATAATCAGAAACATCCTTCCTGTGTCTTTGATCCTTTTGTAATTGATATAGTTAGTAAGCCTAGATGGTACACAGACCCAGAGAAATACAAAGTAATTAAACATCATCTTAAGGACAAGTATGGTAAAGATTTCAACACTGGAGGCATCGAAGATCTTGTTGTTGAGTGGGTACCTGAAGGAACAAAGTTTAGGATTCATGAATATGATGGCGCTGAATACATTGAAATCATGCATGAAATCGATTGGCTTGAAGCTTAGTACTATGCTCTACTTGATTTGGTTTGTGTTGTTTGTTATCATGTTGGTCACTGGACGGGCTTTGTTGAATTGGTTAGAAGGAGGACGCAATGCCCCACCGAAAGATTAATGATATTACGCCGCAGGAATGGAGCGACATGGCAGAGAAGAGCAGAGCAGAGGACATGGCACAGCGGGGCTTCAAAAGCTTGGTAACTCAAGAGGGCGGTGATCATTATAAGAAGCATAAGATTCAGCCCATTGAGTATGCTATGGCCAATGGCCTTGACGCCTGCCAAGCAAACGTGGTAAAGTATGTCACACGTTATAAGGACAAGGGGGGTATTCAAGACCTTAAGAAAGCACGACACTACATTGATATGTTGATTGACTTCTATCAGGAGAGTGAGGAATGAACCTCGACAGCTATCAAGACCAAGCAGTTGAAACAGCAATCTTCAACAATGAATTCTATCCGATTGCATCCTTGATGGTGGAGGCCGCAGAACTTGCAGACTTGTTTGTTAAACCTATGCTGCGTGGTGATAGCACTCAGCCTGACTTCAGAACCAAGGTTGTCTCCGAAGCCGGGGACGTCCTCTGGAACTTGGCTGTGTTACTCCGGCGTAACGGAATCAACCTTTCAGAGGTTGCCGAAATCAATCTCAAAAAACTCCAAGACCGGAAGATGCGTGGAGTTCTACTTGGATCAGGAGGCGATAGGTAATGAGGATTCTAGACAAGCTCCAGAAGACAGTGGACTTTATCAACGAATCTTTAGAGATTGTGAAGGGGCTGGGAAATACCTGGGTGGTTGCAGCTAACATCAAAGATGTTGGAGCCTTTACTAAGCCAGTTGTCTTAGCTTCAGGAACCTTCAAAGAAATGTACGATGCACACAACATCTTCAAACAGATTACAAATCCCGAAGAAGCTAAGGCTGTTCGGCTACTAACCATGCGAGAATTCAAGGCGGGAAATTAATGCAAATCATTGAAGGTAGTTTTGGTAAGAAAGATGAACCGGCCAAGCGGCCCTTGATTGAAAAGATTCATGAGTGTTTAGAAAACTTAGAAGGTGCAGCCGAAGACCCTGAAGCTAACACAGGCTTTATACTTATAACCGAAGTAGACAACAACGTATACATTGCATCTGATATGACTGTTGATGAATTCAACTTTATGTTGGACACAGCTAAGATGAATATCCTGTTGTCATCTACCATGAGTATGGACTAATGAATGACTACGAAGGCTTAACAACTGAAGAGATCATTGATGATATTTTCACACGGGCTTTCGTTATGATGCTAGGTGTGCAGCGACCAAGCGAGGAGGTGTTGACACGGTTCACGAGTTGGTGTAAAATGCAGTCGAGCAAGTCGGGAATGGCAGTAACAGAAGATTTTGTTCTTGCTCAGATTCCTTTGTTTATTGATCATCTTTATACGAGGTAAATACTATGAGTGCACAACAGGTTATTGAAGGTCACGCTTACTGGTCCTTTGTCACCGCCCCCAACACCCGATTCACGCCGTGCTATTCTGTGAATCTTTTAGTTGATGCTGACCTTGCGGCAGACTTCAAGTCCCGTGGGTTTCCGGTAAAAGAAATGGACGAGGGTACGGCCCTTGTTATCAAGCGCAAAGTAAGCAAGTCCAACGGAGAGATTAATGAGGCCCCTAAGCTGATTGATAAATATAAGAAGCCTCTTAACCTTGAGGTGGGTAATGGTTCTCGCGTTAAGGTTCTTTGTAGGGAGTGGGAAACCACATGGAAAGGTCAAGTCTTTAAGGGTCTAGATTTTGAGGCCATGCAGGTAATTGATCTTGTCCAGTATAACAGCGGTCTCACTATCGAGAGCGCATTTGATATCGAAGCAGAGGAGGAAGAGCTGTAATGTCCAATACTTATCACGTTGACGATAAGACCTATGACGTTGATAAGTTTTCTGCTGAGGGTCAGCAAGCCTTTCGCTTGTTGGCCCTTGCGCAGCAAGACTTCAATGTTGTACAAGATACCCTGACCCTACGGCAAGCAGCAGTTCTTGCGCTGCATTCCAAGGTTCAAGAGTATCTAACTGATGAAGCACTAACCGAAGAGGCACAACCAGAGGAGTAATACCTTTGCCTTTTGTCAAGACTCATGTTGCTTGTCCGAAGTGTGGTGGTCATGATCCGGTTGCAGTAAATGATGACGGATCGGCCAAGTGTTTTTCATGCGGCGAATTCATGAAGGATTATGAAGCCGCCATACGAGGTGAAGAAAACGTGACTGACTTCTCTACTTATCAGAGAAACAAGATGAATGACTCTACCGCTGGTGAGTTTTATGCCCTGAGTGATCGGGGCATTTCTTTAGAAACGGCAAAGAAGTATGGTGTTCGGTCTGTCAAAGATTCAGGCGGCAAGATCGTTGAGCATAGCTATCCTTACTACGCTAACAACGAGGCCGTGAGCCATAAGGTTCGCAAGACAGCCGACAAAAGCTTTACTTGGAATGGTAGTCCACGAGGCACGGGACTGTTTGGTTCCCAGGCATTTCAGCAGGGCGGCAAATATATCACGGTTGTTGAAGGCGAGTGTGATGCAATGGCGGCCTATGAATTGATGGGGTCTAGGTGGCCCGTTGTTTCTGTTAAGAACGGTGCCCAAGCGGCTGACCGGGATGTCAAAGAAGCTCTAGAGTTTTTGGAATCCTTTGACAACATCGTCGTTTGTTTTGATAACGACAAGCCGGGCCGTGAGGCAGCCCGTAAGGTTGCTAGAATCTTGAAGCCTGGGAAGGCACGAATTGTTTCGTTGCCCGAAGACTACAAAGATGCTAACGACATGCTGCGTAAGGGCCAGAGCCAGGCCTTTATGAATGCTTGGTGGGGCGCTAAACTCTATACCCCTTCTGGTGTTATCAATGTCAGTGAGAACTTTGACAACTATGTTAATCGACAGCGCAAGCCGTCTATTCCTTATCCGTGGCAAGGCCTCAACGATAAGCTTGAAGGGCTGCGCCAGGGTGAGTTGGTAACTCTGACGGGCGGCACGGGGCTTGGTAAGTCCAGCGTCACCCGTGAGATTGAACACTGGTTAGTCAAGAACACCAAAGACAATGTGGGTGTTATTGCCCTTGAAGAAGATTGGCGGCGCACCATCGATGGAATTGTTTCCATTGAGGCTAACGCCCGCCTTCATATTGACAGGGTGCGAGAACAATTCTCTCAAGATCAGTTGGGTGAATTCTACGGTAATATTTTTACAGGTGAGAATGCCAATCGGGTGTGGGTCCATTCCCATCATGGCATGAATGATCTGGATAGTATCTTCAGCAAGCTTCGCTTCATGGCTATTGGCTGCGACTGTCGCTGGATTGTTGTTGATCACCTTCACATGCTGGTTCTTTCAACACCAGAGAATGACGAGCGCCGTGCCATTGATAACATCATGCATCGGCTGCGAACGCTTGTTGAAGAGACTGGTTGCGGCATGATCCTTGTGTCCCACCTTCGCCGTGTTGACGGTAACCGTGGTCACGAGAATGGTATTGAGACAGGGCTTAGCCACCTGCGTGGTTCTCAATCCATTGCACAGTTGTCGGATTGCGTGATCAGCCTTGAGCGTAATCAACAATCCGAAGACCCCATTGAGGCCTCAACTACTAAGGTACGGGTGTTGAAGTCTCGATACACCGGGGATGTTGGACTAGCTACCCACTTGCGTTATGATCAAGAAACAGGTAGACTAGGCGAGGTAGACATTGAGTCTGCCGAAGAACATTTTGAGGTAGAGTTATGACAACTATTGTATTCGATATTGAAGCAGACGCCATTGATGCTACTAAGATTTGGTGCATCGTTGGTATCGATAGCCGCACCAATGAGATTAGCTCTTTTGGTCCCGACAAGATTGCAGAAGGTATCGAATATTTGAAGACGGCTGACAAGATTGTTGGCCACAATATCATCGGCTATGACATTCCGGTTATCAAGAGACTGCACGGCATTGACTTGAGCGTAGGCCGCCGAGTGATTGATACCCTTGTTCTTAGCCGACTTTTTAATCCGGTTCGTGAAGGCGGACACGGCCTTGAGTCTTGGGGCTACCGCCTCAAGTCCCATAAAATTGAACACAATGAGTTCGATAGGTTCACTCCTGAGATGCTTAAGTATTGTGAGCAAGATGTACAATTGAACCTCCGACTTTTCAATCATCTAAAGATGGAAGTCAAAGGCTTTAGCCGCGAATCAATTGATCTTGAACACGATACTTATCACATCATTAATCAACAGCGGGACAACGGTTTCTTGTTGGATATCAAACATGCTACTTGTCTTGTTGCACAATTGAATGATGAGTTGGCTGCGGCAGAAAATGAAGTACACAAAACCTTCACGCCGAAGGACGCATCCATTGAATTGGAACCTGTCCTGACTAAGGCCGGTAAGGTTTCGAAGATGGCTCAGGTTGTTGGCGGAACCAAGAAGGTGCGACTCTCTGATGAGGAGTATGATAAGGCGTGTGCCAACCCTGACAAATCTTTTGTACGCTGTGATTCGATCCCATTTAATTTAGGTTCTCGTAAACAGATTGGCGAATATCTAATTGAGTTTGGTTGGAAGCCTAAGAAGTTCACACCGACTAACCAGCCCATCGTTGACGAGACAACCCTAAGTAAAATTGACAACATCCCAGAAGCCAAAGTGATTGCTCGTTACTTGATGCTTCAGAAGCGCCTAGCACAAGTTAACTCCTGGCTCAAAGAAGTACAGGATGATGATAGGGTTCGGGGCTATGTCAATGCCAACGGTACAATTACAGGACGTATGACACATAGCAACCCGAATATGGCACAAGTACCCAGCACTAACAGCCCTTATGGCCACGAGTGCCGTGCTTGCTGGACGGTTGCTGACGGCTACAAGCTAGTGGGTATTGACGCCTCTGGCCTTGAGCTACGGATGTTGGCCCACTATATGGATGACGAGGCATTCACCTATGAAATTCTCAACGGCGACGTACACACAGCTAACCAAAGGGCTGCTGGACTTGAATCAAGAAATCAGGCAAAGACTTTCATCTATGCACTCCTATACGGAGCAGGAGATGCAAAGCTTGGAAGCGTGGTTGGAGGAAACGCAGACAGCGGTAAAGAACTTCGACAACGTTTCTTCGATAATCTCCCATCATTTAAGACTCTTAAAGATAGAGTTGGACGAGCGTCGTCAAAGGGATGGGTTAAAGGTCTAGATGGCCGTAAGCTTTTTATTCGCTCTGAGCATGCTGCCCTTAACACTCTGTTGCAGGGTGCCGGAGCCATCGTCATGAAGCAGGCCCTGGTCCTGTTCGAACGCAAGCTTAAGTTCCTTGATGCCAAGTTTGTTTGTAATGTACATGATGAATGGCAGCTTGAAGTCAAAGAAGATATTGCTGACAAGATTGGTCAGCTTGGTGTTGAAGCTATCCGAGAGGCAGGCGCTGTCCTTAAACTACGGTGCGAACTAGATGGAGAATACAAGATTGGAAACAACTGGGCTGAAACACACTAAACTGATTTGCCACAGCATTAGGCCCGACGAGGCCGCAAGCAGCATCGAAGACCTCGTTGCCTACTGTGCCCGAGTCAGTAACCCAAGCAACCAGAACAACAGCAAGACGGCGCCAAGGCTAATTAAATATCTCATGAAACATAAGCACTGGTCGCCGTTTGAAATGGCCAGTGTTGGTATTGAGATCAAGACTACTAGGGATATTGCTCGTCAGATACTGCGGCACCGAAGCTTCAGCTTCCAAGAATATTCGCAGCGGTATGCGGACCCTACCCAAGACTTGAACTTTGTTCACCGTGAGGTGAGGCTTCAAGACCCTAACAACCGCCAGAATAGTATCGAAGTTGAAGATGATTTCCTTGATCTTACTTGGCAGCACTACCAGTTGAATGTTCGCAAGGCCGCAACAGAAGCCTATGCCTGGGCAACAGAGAATGGTATGGCCAAGGAGGTTGCAAGGAGCGTGTTACCTGAAGGATTAACCGAATCAGTGCTGATGATGCACGGAACTGTTCGCTCTTGGTTACATTACATCGAAGTACGGACTGATGAATCAACACAAAAAGAGCATAGACAAATCGCTGAAGAGTGTGCTATAATCATCGGACAATTGATGCCAAAGTTTATGGAGATTTACAATGAGCAAGGGTAAGAATGTTATCTTTCAAGATGGTGAGTGGTGGTATGTTGGATGTTCTGATGGTGGGCGTCGGCGCTTGTCGTCGCATCGGCGCAAAAATAAAAAGCGGATGTTTATCAACGGCAACTATGTTAATGTCAATCATCCACTTCATAAACCCGGACGCTATGAGAACTTTGAGGACGCTGCCTTTGATTCTCTTAAGAACTATGCTAAGAGTAAAGAAGGTCAAGTGTACATTATCTCAAACCCCAACTTCAAAGGATGGGTAAAGGTGGGCATGGCTGTTGACGCCAACGACCGGCTCAATAATTATCAAACCTCTAGCCCCTTTCGGGATTATAAACTTAACTACACCTTTGATACTGAAGTCCGCCGAGCCTCTGAGGCCGCAGCACACACCGCCCTGGATGCTCGTTTCCCCCGGAACGGCGAGTGGTTTAAGTGTAGTCCCCGGCAAGCGTGGTCCATCATTGCCAATGTTATTAACCAATCAAACAAGAAGGCAGCATGAAAAACCTAGACACGCTCATTGAGGATATTTATGGAATGCTTGACGGCCTCTCTCACGGGAAGCCGTTAGGTATTAACGAGAAAGAATTAGATGTAACGCTAGCAAACATAAAGCAAAGCATCCTTGAGTGGTCAAATCCTTCTGAGCGCAACAAGACTTTCACGCTTCGTATGTCTAACATTGGACGACCTGTGCGCCAATTGTGGTACGAAAGCCGCGCAGGTGAGGCAAATCATGTACCCAAAGCTTCTGATCAAATCAAGTTTCTGTACGGCCATATCCTAGAAGAGATCGTCTTGATGTTGGCACGGACCGCAGGCCATGCTGTTACTGATCAACAGAAAGATGCAGAGGTTGAAGGTATCACGGGCCACATGGACTCAAAGATTGATGGGGAGGTTGTGGATGTTAAGACTGCATCGCGCTTTGCGTTCGCTAAGTTCCAAAATGGCGCGCTCTTTAGCGATGATCCTTTTGGTTATCTTGCTCAGCTTTCTGCCTATGAGACCTCAGAAGGAACCAGTAACGGTGGCTTCCTGGTTATCAACAAAGAGAGTGGCGAACTCTGTTTATATCGGCCCGTTGATTTAGAAAAGCCGAATGTAGCTGAGAAGATTAAGGATATTAAAAAGGCTTTGAGTGTTGACGAGCCGCCTACCCGCTGCTATAATCCTGTTGCAGATGGTAAATCAGGCAACATGAAATTGCCTAAGAACTGTGTCTTCTGTCCTTATAAGTTTGATTGCCATACAGATGCTAATGACTTCGATGGGCTTCGGGTCTTTAAATATTCTAGCGGCCCTGTATATCTAACTGATGTGGTTAATACTCCACGAGTAGAAGAGATAACAAATGAATTCAAAAAAGATGAAGCGTATTAACCGCCATGTGGCTGACCTACTTGTACTATGGATCAAGAGTCTATTGAACGAAGAGGATGCGGCGGGTGTCAATCTAGGTAACTATAAAGAATTGATGCCCAACCAAACCCATGTGTTCCTACAGGGCAAGCTGAGTCTCAGCGCCTTCTCAGAGAAATGGATGCGCAAGCGGCTTAAGAAGCTTGTCACCCTTCACCCTAACAGGGCCGTTGAGTCCTTTGGATTGCAGGATGTTACCGCAGCTTGAAGACCAAGACTATCCCCTGGACCTGTTGATTGTTGGACTAGCTCAGTTGTTAACGACCGGCATGAAAGTAGATGACATCGATCACTATACATTAAAGAAACTTAAAGATGCGGCCATAACACAACTGGAATTACTAGAGGCAAAAATACATTGAAAATTAGAAGCGGCGCACGAAAGCCAAGAGTTCAAAGACCTGTCGAAAAAGATTTAGTCACTGGATATGATTCAAACTTTGAATACGAATTGCACCAAGGTGTGTTAAAGACCTGGGACTTTCATTCCGAGACAGTTGATTATATAATTGAACACACCTACCATCCTGACTTCATCAAGCAGATCGACGGCAAGACAATCTTGCTGGAGGCTAAGGGCCGCTTCTGGGATAACGCAGAGTTTAGTAAATATATTTGGATCGACAAGGCTCTGCCTGACAATTACGAACTTGTGTTTCTTTTTGCTGAGCCTAACGCACCCATGCCACAGGCTAAGCGTCGCAAAGACGGTACCAAACGCAGCCACGCTGAGTGGGCAGATTCAAAAGGGTTTAGGTGGTATAGTGAATTTAGTTTTCCTGAGGAGTGGAAATGATCGACCGGAAGCAAGAACGAATTGAACGCTTTCAACGCAAGAAAAAACCAAAGAACAACACGGCACCTAAGCCCAAGAAAGTTACCAAGCACTATAAAAACTTAGAAGATTACTACGAGGACTACGAATGAAAGATCAATACGGAATGGATGTATATCAACAGTACATTCACAAGAGCCGATATGCCCGTTACATTCCCGAAGAACAGCGCCGCGAAACGTGGCCTGAAACCGGAGAGCGATACACTAATTACTTTAAGGATAAGGGTTTGATTGATGACGCCGAAGCTAAGCGCATCACTGACGCCATTCTAAACCTTGAAGTAATGCCTTCAATGCGGGCACTCATGACGGCAGGCAAGGCCCTAGATCGTGATAATGTTGCGGGCTTCAACTGCAGTTACATTCCTATTGATCATCCTCGCGCCTTTGATGAAATGATGTACATCCTTATGTGCGGTACGGGTGTTGGCTTCAGTGTTGAGCGCCAGTACATTACGAAGCTGCCTGAGGTTGCTGAAGAAATGCACCCTACTGAGACTGTTGTCTATGTAGTTGATAGCAAGATCGGGTGGGCTAAGTCCTTCAGGGAATTGGTTACGTTGCTGTATGCTGGCCAAGTCCCAACCTGGGATGTGTCTGGTGTGCGGCCCGCTGGCGCCCCGCTTAAGACCTTTGGTGGCCGTGCCTCTGGCCCTGAGCCTCTTGTCGATCTGTTCAAATTTACGGTTGATCTCTTCAAGAATGCTGCAGGCCGCAAGCTAAGTTCCATTGAATGCCATGATCTTTGCTGCAAAATTGCACAGATTGTTGTGGTTGGTGGCGTCCGCCGATCTGCCCTAATCTCTTTGAGTAATCTTACTGATGATCGTATTCGACGGGCTAAGCACGGCTCTTGGTGGGAGACTAACCCCCATCGTGGCCTTGCAAACAACAGCGCCTGTTACACTGAGAAGCCTGACTTCGAAGCCTTCCTGAATGAGTGGGTCAGTCTTTATGAATCTCGCTCTGGTGAGCGTGGTATGTTCAGTCGAGTGGCTAGCCAGAAACAAGCAGCCAAGAATGGGCGGCGTGATGCGGACTGGGACTTCGGAACCAACCCGTGTTCTGAGATTATCCTACGCCCCAATCAGTTTTGTAATTTGAGTGAGGTTGTTGTGCGGCCCAACGATACCTATGAAACCTTGTTAGATAAGGTTGAGATTGCAACTATCATTGGTACGCTTCAAGCAACACTCACTGACTTCCGATACCTTCGGGCTATTTGGCGCCGCAACACAGAGGAGGAGGCCCTGTTGGGCGTTAGCCTGACTGGTATCCTTGATCATCCTGTACTGTCTGGCAAGAAGGGCAAGATGGACGGTAAGACCTTGCCTGAGATTCTTGAAGGTCTTAGGCAGCATGCCGTAGAGATTAATGCTGATTGGTCCCAAAGGTTAGGCATCAATCAGAGTGCAGCCATCACCTGCGTTAAGCCTAGCGGTACGGTAAGCCAGTTGGTGGACAGTGCTTCTGGGATTCATGGGCGCTTCGCTGAGCATTACATTCGGCGGGTGCGGGCTGACATGCGAGACCCCCTGTGTGGCGTCTTAGAAGCCGCTGGAGTCCCGTCAGAGATTGACGTTATGTCCCCGACCACCAAGGTCTTTAGCTTCCCTAAGCAGGCTCCAGGGAACGCTGTGTTCGCTTCAGACCAGACGGGTGTTGAGCAACTTGAGATTTGGGACACCTACCAGAAACATTGGTGCGAACACAAGCCGTCGATCACTGTTTACTATCGTGACGATGAGTTCTTGACCATTGGTAACTGGATGTATAACCGATTCGATGAGGTGTCGGGGGTTAGTTTCCTGCCATACAGCGATCATACTTATCAGCAGGCACCCTACGAGGCAATCAATAAAGACCAATACACCGAGCTGCTTAAGCTTCAGCCGAAGATTGTGGACTGGGATATTGTTGAGGAGTCTGATGTTACTGAAGGCTCTCAAGAGCTAGCGTGTGTGGGTGGTGCCTGTGAATTACCCTGAAATCTCACACCTGTGCAATAGGTTTGGTATTGTCTGTAAGGAATTTGGGGCTTCAGGGAAGATGGTCTCTGGCCCCATCACCAGCCAAGCACTTAAACCTGTTGACTTTTGCCCCGTATGTGGGTTAGCATCTAGGGAACGGGTACAACGACTCATTGAGGAAATTAGCCATGATTAAACCTGACGATATTGTTAATACCATGCTTGATTACTATGACTCAGATATAAACAAACACCTCATGAACATTGAGATTATGATTACTAATCCAATGGCCTTTCATGACCACGACAAATTCAACGAGGCTATTGAGAGCCAACTAGACTTGATTACTGAGTCTAAGGATCGAAAGGAAGCTTTGCTTCTGGTGCGGGATTATCTTCTAGACTGGGAAGAAAGCATTGCGTGAAGGTAACGTAGTAAGCTTTCGAATTTACTTCGACGGTAAGGGTGTGCTAGGCTCTGAGCTTAGCCGCCTTCCAAGTGAGGATGTTCATAAGGTCTTCAAAGATCAACACGACCAGCGCATCATAAACAAGATTCTTGATGTAGCCATGAGAAATTTTGAAGACCTTCATGAACGAATTGAAGCGGAGTTAGATGCCATTAACCACGGCGGGAACGAGCAGTCTTAGCAGCAATCTTCTTAGGCTGCGCAGAATGTTGCTTACCAGCCTTAGTGTCTTGGCGTTTCTTGCGGGAGGTTGCAGCATACTCAGCAGCCGTCAGAGACTGTCGAGCCTTCTTAGGTAGGTAACGCTCTCCGGTTGCTTTAGGTCCTTGGGTACTGGGCTTGCCGGACTTCGTACCCCATTCTTCGTTCGTCCATTTCTTTAAAGACTTTTGAGGTTTTTTTAACGACATGATTCACCAATTTTTTGAGTTTTGTGTGTATGTGCTGGAGGTGATTGGCTACCATACAGGTATGGGATATGAACTAGCCAACATTGTTATCTTTGTGTTCCTTCAACCAGCCCTTATTCTGTTGTTCTTTATTCTTTGGGTGCGGGCGCTAAGGTCAACTTAGGTGTATCCACCCCCTTTGTCTTTGTATTCTTTGGCAAGCATCTGGGCCTTTCGTGCCGACCATTGTCCAGCCTTGCCGCCTTTTGTACCGGCTTTAATTTTGTTGAAGAGGTTGCGCCGCATAGTCGGTTTTGTATAGTTACCAGCTTCATTGACTCGACTCTCCCCTCCTTTGGCTTTGGTTACACGCTTTTTCATTACCATTTCACCTTATCGGCCCAGTAGGCCGCACTCATTTTTCCCTTCGCAATGTTCTTGCGATGCCTTGCCTTAAAACTTGCTCGCTTCTTCTTCATGGCCTCAGACTCACCCGCCTTGGGTTTCCCCGCAGTCTTTGCGCCTTGCTCACCAAAACGAATAATTTTTTCTTTACCGCCTTCGCAGGCCTTAACCACATGAGATTTAGTGGGATGTTTAGGGGTCCTCTTAGGCTTGTTGCACTTCATCTTATCCTTGTCTACACGATTAGACATACTCACCACTCCTGATCATGTGCGTGACTTCAAGGGCCCTGGTGCCTACCTGCTTGGCCCAGCGGCTGTCGAGAAACTCTACTGCAGCTTCCTCGTAGTTACCGGCCTCCATGGCCGCTAGGGCCTTCACAAACTTCTTGAGGCGGGGTAGCCCTAGGTTAAAACAGAGGTTGATCATGGCGTCCCTACGGGCTTCTGAGAGATTGCGGTACCATGTAAAATTGGAGTCTAGCTCCTGAATACACCGGTTAATATCATTCTGAAGTAGGTATTCAATCTCGTCGTGAGATAGACCCAACCCCACATTCTTTTCAATGCACCTACCAACACCAATGGTAGCGTAGCCAAGGTGGTCATCATATACAAAGTGCTTCATGCCTTCGTGGCGCTTGAGCATATCCAATAGTTTTTGCACTAAACCTCCTGGGTGTCAGTGTCTTGTTGATCCATGACAACTTCAGGGCGTCCATAGATTTCTTCTTCGGGGCCTAGATCAATCTTAATCCTGTTTGCTTCACCTAAAAAAGAAGTATAGGGAAAGATTTCTCCTGCTACCTTTCGGATAATTCCGTAAGCACCCCGTGTTTTTCCTGAGGCATCTTCAAAAAGACCACCAGGGATTTTACTAAAGTCATATATGTCTTCTAGAAAAACACGACCATTTTCACGGACTAGGTTGCCTCGGCCAATAGTAAGAGCCGTGTTTAATACAGGATCGGCTGCAATAGACTTTGCTTTTTCAGTGAAGCCTTCGGAATCTCCCCAGTCACGATTACCATGCACCCATTCTGCAGGGCTTTGACCAACGGCAGTTTTAGGATAATCACCATAATCAATATAATTCCTACCTTCACGAGCAGCGTTGATGGCCGTTTCTTTTAGAACGCTGACAAGATTGTTACTAAAGTTTTCAGTAGTTTTTTCACCGGTCCGCAGCATGCCGCTTACAAATTGCTTGGCAAAGTCCCAAGCAGATTCTTGTGTAGGCGGAGCTTCTTCAAGTTCAATAGCTTCTTTTGCTTTTGTTGGCCGTGGGCCTTTACGTTTTTTAACCGGCTCTTTAGCCTCTTTAACCTGCTCATCTAAAGTTAGCTTTTGGCCCGCATAGATTTTATTAGCATCTTCGATGTTGTTAAGTCTTGCAATCTCTGCTACGGTTGTGTTATTATCCTTGGCGATTTGAGACAGGGTGTCGCCGGACTTGATAACGTAGCCGCCTTCTGCAAACGCTGGGCGGTTAGGGTCAAAATCAGTAGCCGTGTAAGACTTGTATTGCTCTGGTCGGAACAACAGGTATGAATAAGGCGTTTCATTTTCAAGAGAGGCTTCAAAGGTGTTGCGGTATTTGATAGAATCAAATCCTAAGCCCTCTAACCACTGCCTAAATTCTTTTCCTAGTTGTGTTCCCAAAAGTTTTATTTTAAGATTTTCAAGCTCTCGTCCTTGTGTAACTCCTTCAAAGCTTCCTGACATTTGAATAAAGTCTGCTCGCTCAGCTAGGTCACTAAAGATCAAATCTTGTTCGTCAGATATTTTTACACCTTGTGCTTCAATAGCATCAAAAAATACTTGAGTATCTAAAGGATTAGTTAAAATATCAACAGGGTCCCAGCTACCAAAATCTTGCTCAAGAACAAGAGGATTTTTAGTTTTAATATATCCTTTCATCATTGTTGATGGAGGAATTTGAATACCTTCTTCAAAGACACTGCTTTCTTTAAGGCGCTGCCCTTCGTCCTGAAAAAACTCAGACATCTCTTTAGCTGTAGGCATCTCGCCTTCTTTATAGATATACATATCTTCTCTGCCCGCATTTACTTTACGGGCAATGATACTAGATGCTTGACCTAGATTACCAACATGCGTTCCAATCTCTCGTGGCCAAATAAAAGATAGGTCATAATTTAAATCGTTAAAGCTTGTGACGCCCCTAAAAAACTTAGGTTCTTTTTCAACAGAATCGGCAACAAACTCTTCGGCAGAAACACCACGCATATTATCAAAGGATTGTTGAGGATACTGACGAGGCTTAGGAAGCTCATCAAGCATATCATCTAAAATTCTTTTAGAGTCGGTGTCTTCTAAAAATTCTAGGAGTGCGTTACGCGCCGCAGTTTCTGCACCCTCAGGAGTTAAGTAGTCTTCATAATCTTCATTAGTAAGAAACTGCTCTCGTAGAACAGGAATAAACTTATTATATTTCTGAGGAATTGTGTCGTTGTCCCCACCTTTTCTTTGAATATAAAAATATTTATCTACAATATCATTTAGGCCAACAGAGATTGCTGAACTATAATCACCATACTTATCAACAATATCTTTTAGCTCCATCATTTCTTCAAAGTTTTCAATTTCTTCTTCGTCATATCCACGGGCACGACTAAACGCCTGCCAGCCTCCTTCTACGCCTTCTGAATATCCTTCATATTCTGGAAGTTGTTGAAGCTCTTCTAGGGGCTTTTCATTTTTTTCTCTAAAAGCAACACGCACATTCCGTTCAATGTAGTCTTCTAGATCATAGTCAGGAGACATATCGCTCATAGCAAAATCATCAACAGACTCAAAATCATCAGTAGGTTCAAAGTCTTTTTGATTTTGTTTACGGGCATACAAAATCTCTTCGTCTACTTCTTTAGCAACTTTTGAGATTTGGTTTTCGTTAAAGAGATTACCGCTATACTCTTTAATTGCTTTTGCGATTATAGAACTAAAGGCCATGTGTTAATCCTTAGATAAGATTTTTGTCAGGGTCTTCTTCGTCAACAAACGCAGAGCCTGCTTGAATGTTATAGGGCTGTCCGGTCATTTTGTCAATGCGTTCGTCTGGTTCTTGTGGCGCATTAGGCACATCAACCTCACCACCCTTAGCAAACATTTTTCTACGAACATCTACAGGCATAGGAGCAATACCAAAGTCTCTTAGGTCACGATCAACGTCCCTTCCCCAATCCCTGATAGTATCCATCATTTGTGTGCCGGTGTACTTTTCTACCGTATTTATTGCGCTGCCTAAAGGTACCTTTGATGTTACAAGTGAACCTAGCTGCATGTTGAAAAGCTTGGTAGCGTCGCTCCCTGCTGGACCAAAAAACATCATGGCATAGGGAGTAAGGCTTCGCGTATACATTGCGCTTGTTCCTGCACGCTCAGCAGCATCAGCAATAAAAGCAAGACCGCCCGCTCTTTGAACAGCATCCGCTGCAATCTCATGGGCTTCTTTGTCTTCTACACTTTCACCACGGGTTTTAATATAATTAATACCCGCTTGAGCGCCAACCATAGTAAGCGCAGCGCCTGTAATTTTAGCCACGTTTTCTTTAGTGGGATTACGAATAAGAGTTTTAGCAGCTCCTTTTAGTACCGTATTTGAAAATGCTGCAGGATAAGAAAGAATTTGAAACATAAACGAAGAGTTAGGATGGCTGTACCAACGAGGCTTAGACCCTGCCATAGCAGTAGGGTTTAGAATAACGTCATTGGTGTAACGCGCAGCTCCATTTTTAATTTCTTGATAAAACGGATCATTAATTTTGCGGCCATTGTTAAACCACTGAATGGCTGTATCAATATTAAATCCCAACTCAGATAGCTCGTCCCTTTTTGCTTGGATACGAGAAGTAATTTTACCGTTTCCATGTTTTGCAAGAGTTTCAATATTATCTTGAATAAGATTCCGGCCTGAGTTATAGGCAACCAATTGTGCAAATTTTGTCCAAGCATCAAGACCATTCCATTTAAAGAATGTTTTGCTTTTTTCTTGTATCCATTTGCTACGAATTTCATCACTACCAACAAGACGGTTGCCTAGCTGTTCAAGGCTTTGTTCCATAGCCAATCCAAAACTTTGCATTTCGTCCCATGCTTCTTGGGCTGTCATGCCGTGTCGAGACTGAAGCATCTTATGAGAGTCTTTAGTTATGGTATTAAAAGATACTTCAAGAGCTTCATTAAGCCCTTTAACACTATTAAGAACGCCTGCCCTTCCAACATTTAAAAGGACTTCTGGAAGCGAAGTAAGAGTAGCAAGAGACAAATAGGCAACTTGATTGATTCCTGATGAAATATCAGTACCCATTCTATAAGCCGGATGTTCAATAGTTTTATTTAAATTTTCACCAGTGGCATAATCATAAACGGCTTCTAAATTATTTTTTTGATTTACAGTTAAACCGCGACCGCTGGCTTTTTGCATTTCTTTTTCAATAGGTGCAATCCATTTAGTTCTAAACCCATCAATATTAGTAACACCTAACACTCGTTTTTTGGCCAAAGCTCGACCGGCCTGCGTCATATAACTATATAAAGATGCACTAACATCACGGTTTAAAAACTCTTCATACCTAGAATCATCTTTAATTTTATTAAAGGAACGTTTTGCTGAAAAGAAATGGCCAGTAGTACCAGCATCAATTTGAGTTTCTTTTTTTAACATTCCTTTTACAATTTCTGTTGCTTTTTCTAGAGTTTCTTCTTCCCCGTCTTCAAAAAGAAGCTGAGCTAACTTTTCTGGATTACTTTCAATAGCAGCTCTGTCCCACATACGAGGAACATAATTATCAATTTTATGTTCAATAATACCTTCGCGCTTTAGTACGTTACCCACATCAGCATACATCTTTTTAATTTCAGCAGCAGCCCCATTAATCCTTTTATCGTTGGCAGGCCTGCCCCGGATAGCTAGACTAAGTAAATTATTTTCTTCGTCTTTA